CCAAAACCAAAAGCCGCAAAAAGATTGTTCATTATATATACCTTAAAGTAAGTTAAAAGTCAAGTATTTTTTCTACGACGCTAGGATAAAATCCCCTGTACGGTCTAGAAATTTATAATCTACATGAGTGGGATTGAATTGTTCTAAAGCCTCTAGTATTGTATCTATATTGAACTCTGCACAGGAATATACATCCAGTCGGAGTACTCCAGGCTCGTCCTCATCCCACACGTGTAGTGCGATGTGGCTAGTCTCAATTATAGTAACGGCTGTTAGTCCTCGATTACCTGGCATATCGTGGTATCTAGCGTATGGTCCGTCTAGAATCTTCATGCCTATATCTTCGACTAGTTTTTTCTTCCATTCGGTTATAAATACCGGATCTTTAGGGGGGTCTTTAATTCTTGCATTAACTACAAGCAGATGATGTACAAGCATCTATTTTCCTTCGAGCCACTTGCCAAAGCATGGCCGATAGGGACGATATACGTCCACTCCATATTGTTTAAGATGATCTAGACTGCCTAAATCATACGCGTAAGCACCATCGTAAAAACCTCCGTACTCTAAATTCTTAGGGAAGAAAGAGTAATGTGGACCCGGTATTTCTTCGATTGGCTCAATAACATAGACCTGATAATAATTGCTAATATGCTTCTCAGATACCTTATGTTTTTGTTCTAGCACGAAACGAAAGTAGTTGACCGATAGATACGCTTGGCGATATCTGAGATCGAATCTCCGTCTAGATACCCCTCAATGACACTTTGTATCTCATGAGCAGCAGGGGGCTTACCTCGATTAGCAGCGCGACGACGCTGCTGCTCTGAAATTTCCTCTTTGTACTGCTCGATAATCTTTGCTAGTCGCGTAGTATTGTACGAGATATTTAGAATCTCGCAAGCTTCTTTCTTTGAAATAGGCTTTTCCGCTGCGAGTAGTTCTATTACTCGCTTAATATTAGCCTCGGTAAGATTTTCGCCTTCTTTAGTTTTTACTTTACCACGCATAGCCATATCATATCCCTTTGAAATAAGTTGACATTATACTAACAAAGACCAAGAATGTCAAGTTAAATTTTGAAGATCCTTAGTACTTCATCATCTAGATCATAGTCTAGCATGTCGCCCTCCTGCCACTCTAAATTTCGTAGCATACTCTCTGGTACAACGATGAAGTATTCATCTAGTTCGGGATCGTACTCTAGTTCCATATTATTCTCCAAGCCCTTCTAGGGCCATCTTTATATCGGGGAAGTGGTGGCAGATAATCTCCCAGCACTGTTCCGCAACAATACGATGTTCTTTTTGTGTTGCCTTGTCCATACGAAGCTGACAGTAGTGAACCCAAGAACGAAGCGAACCAGCCATAATGACGGTCGATTCCATACAACCTTCTGGAAGTACTGCGCGAGCCTGTTCCTTTGCAATACCACGCTCTGTAGCCCACTGATAAGCCATCCGCGAAGCATTGATAACAGACTGCTGCATTACCTGCCATTCCTCGGCTAGGCGATTTTCATCGGGGCCTAGTTCCACAGAGTTCTGTCGATTCTTGGCATCCTGCAGTCGGGCTTCCCGTCTAACAAATCCAAGATCCTTGGTTGGATCAGCGTAACGCTGACTGTACTCTTGGAATGCGAAAGAACGATGCCGCAGGATTTGGCGAGCGATATCTCGTGTGGTTTTGATTTCCATTGATACATGAACCATCTCCAGGGGTGACCAATGCTGGTTCTTAATAAGATACTGAACAAGCTTAGGTGCGGTCTTGGTGTTGTTCTGATTCGAAGGATTCGATACTCTAGCAGCCCAGGCTACAAGTTCATTGGCAGTAGAGCAGTCAGTGTATGCACTAGGCTTAGTAATACCGATTAGATTTACTTCACTCATCTTCTTCACCTTCGTCACAAAAATACTCTAGGATCACGTCCTTTTCAATATCATAGTCGATCAAACCAAGACGACGCATAACTGCATACGCGTCTCTAACTTGAGCAATGCTAAGAACGGCCTTCTCGCTAATATAGTCGATCATGAGATTATGACCGTTTTGGTACCAGTCCTCATTCATTAAATATGTTCCATCGCTTCTAGCTTGTCCTTGTACTCAGCAATGTGAGCAAGCTCAAGTTCAATAGCACCCATGAAGTCAGTATGTTCATGAATAGCCATAGGGTTATTCAGCATAATACGAATATTCATAGCATGCTTTTCAATATGTGCTTGGAAGTGCTTGCGAAGCGCAAGTTTAATATCATCTTTCATTTTAATTATTCCTTTCTCTCAAATCATTATATTGCCAAAGCATTTCTTGAATGTATTCAATTTCTGCATCATAATCAGAATAGGTCCAATCAGGTAGTTTCTCTTTTAACATCTCAAGAAACTTCATAGCATCTTCATATGTGGTGCTTCTCACAGCAGTCCCCAGTCCTCATCTGTCAGCTCATCTAAGCCCTCGATATCAGTCATGCGTAACACCGTATAGTAAGCTGCCATACCTAGCATACTTAATATTAATAATTTAGTTAAGTTATTGTACATTACCTTTACGTCCTATAATTAAGAATAATAATAGAACTATTACCCAAATCCATATAGGTATCTGAATAAATAAGACTAAGATTATTGCTAGGTATACTATAGTAAGAAATACCGCTAGAAACTTCATGGTCTGCCCGAGATTCTTCCGGATTGCTTTGATACTAACTCATCGTCCCACCAGTGAGGCTTACCGCGTACTTTCCAGCTAGCGAAGGGGCCTTTGTCTAGCATATAGAACTTACGGTAGGATGCAATTACATCATCACTCTTAAGTTCGTCGGGCATAGCTAGTGCGGGCTTAGACCAGCCCTTATCCGGAAGATTCAAAGGCTCTGGCATCCTGTTTACTTCATCGCAAGAGGCGTGAGGTTTATTGCCGCGATAAACAGTCTCTGAGTTCAGAGCGTTAACATAGCAGGCAATCCAGTAGTGATGCTCTAGGCTAGAACGCGCCCAAATAGCGCAGGGATGATTGATGTGAGTAGGGAGATATCGAGTGAATACACGATTGTCAATACTCGGTTCATTACGCTTAGCATCATTAATAACTCCTAGTTCTTCGCTTGTTAGTTTACGGGGAATGTAGCCTAGATACTTATCTACCCACAGTGTGGTTGTCATAAGCTGTGCGGCTTCTAGTTGCATCTTACCGACGTGCTTGTCGATATGATACTCAGCGCACTTATCTAAGTCATTATCAAGATAGAATAAATTCATATATTGCCTTTCTAAATCCAATTTAGCAAAGAACGAGGTCCGAGTCAATATAAATTATAAGGCCTGCTTCTTAACCCAGTCTTCCATAAGCTTAGCATAGCCGCCAATATCATGGTAGTTATCATCATACATGGGATCACCATTAATAGCACGAGCAAACTTATCTGCTAGTGTGGTGAACCCTTGCTTTACTACTGGAGGAAGTCGATCCCACTTCTCTGGATAGACGCGGAAGGCATCCTGAATAGCCTGAGCAATAGTGGCGTGCTCTTCAAATGAGCCATACCGCGCGCCTCGCTCAGCTAGTGTATTTTCTAAAGTAGACACTTGTTTATATCCTTCTTTTCGTTTATTGATACCTTTATACATTCGTACAAGTCTATCAAATTATTTAGTTGATGAGCTGTTTCATTATACTTCATATCCGTATTAGTACCATCAATTACTAGACCGCCCATAGTATTATCTGTTATAGGAGGTAGGGGCTTAGCCTTAACAGCTAGATTGGATGGTAATTCGGGTATACGAACTGGAGCAGCTAGTCCTGTTGGTTCTTTAGTAGTAGTGCAGCCAACTAGAGCCAGAGAGGCGATTGATAATAATAAATATTTCATTTCTACTCCGTTAAGTCCACCCTAATTGGATATTCCGATTTAGGTCCTTGATCTCTAATAGCATTTCTATTGTTAATAACATCTTGATCTACTACGCACTGAGTGTATATAGGATTGCTTTTAACAATTGTTTGTATCCTATCTCTATATACTGTCTCTTGTTCTATTCTCTTGAGAGCTTCCTCTACGGTCTGCTTGCCAAAAGTAGATATAGCTATGTTTATTCTATTTTCGAAAGCTCTGTTACGAGCATCCTCTTCTTTAATCTTTTCTTCCCAATAAGTCTTTTCTTCTTGTCTTCCCTTTTCGTAGTATTTATCTGAGACTACAAAGAAGCAGACAATCAGGGCAATCGTTGGGATTAACCACTTCCAGTTTCGTAGAAAAAACTCTTTAAGCGAGTTCCCTATTCCTAGAAGTTGGAGTCCTAGTCCTAGCATATTGATTCTCTGCGGAAATCCGCCTCGACAAATGCAATTAGGGGCCA